CAGACCAAGTTACATCAGTACCATCAAGCCTGAATAAACCTTTAGGATTTGTGAATATAGCAAAATTTCCATCTGCAAAGTCTGCTCTTAAATTTGGTTCTATACGTAGTGAAAAATGATTCAATGCACTTCCACCTTGACTGGTTTCTGTTGCAGCTTCTACTACTTGAACCAACTGAACTGGATTGCTTGTTGTGTCTGCTGCGCCTTGTATTTGTAAATAATCGCCAACGACAATTGTTCCAGTAGCGGCATTTGTACTAGCTTCAAGAGATAAGGCAGAAGCTCCTTTCACATTTTGTCTTACCTTACAGCTAGAAACATTTGATTCATCTAATATAGCTGAATCACCACTTATCTCTAAAACAGTTCCACTAACCGCATTTGTAACTTTGAATGTGCCTGTATTTTCAGGCTTTGTTGGACCAGTAATGTGTATAAAATCACCTGTTACTAAATCACCAAATACAGAAGAACCTGCTGTCACCCTTGAGTTAGAAGCTGTGAAAGACAAAGTAACACTTGTTTGATTTATTCTTGGGTCTGCAATTAGATGTGAAGTTGAGTATGTTCCTCTATTTGTCAGAGCGTCTGGGTCTGCAAATTTAAAATTATTTATTGGTCCTTTGAGTTGCATGAAAAAAGATTGCCAATTGATTGCTGTATCTCGTCTTTGTGGTGGTAATGTAACTTGTGCTGACCAACCAACATTTTCAAACTCTTGCGTTTTAATACTTCCTGTAAATGGGGATTGAGTTACTCCAATTGTTCTTCTCATAGTAAAATCACTACTTACAAAATTTGGAGTTGAAGGCATAGCGATTGTTCTAGCCACTAAATGCTCCTTTAAATCTGTTGCTTCTTGCTGCTTTTTCTTGAACTGCAGCTTTCGTTACATCTGCAATTTGTGGCAGAAGCTGTATTACTTCATTTCTTACAGTTGCATTGATGCCTGTTGCAAAGTTGATATTTTGATTTACAACTACCCCACCACTACCTGCTAAAGCATTTTTAGTATTCATATTGTTTAGTATATTACCTGCTGAATGAGGTATAAATATTTCTGGTCCTCTCTCTCCAACTAATGTTGGCATATCTGCTCTAGCTGCGCCACCACCTGCTTGTTTTGCTTTTACTATTTTTCCAGTCGCTAAATCAAATTCATCAAATGTTCCTACTCCAAAAATTTGGTTTAGTAATTTGTTTACTACTGCAAGTTGTAAAAATATTGAAATTATTTGTGAAACTACTTGTTGAGAAAAGTTTTTGAACGATTCAAGTTTATTTTGACCCTGCATTAGAGCATTAACAAAATCATTTGTGAACGAGTTTGCTGCTTGTGAAACAGCTCCTTTCAATTCTTCGCTAAAAGTAGAAGTAAGCTGTTTAGTTCCCTTAATTACTCCATCTGTTGTGTCCTCTAATCCTTCTAATTCATTTGTAAGTTCAGAAGTATCTACGCTGAGTTCTTTAATAATATTATCAAGCGTTGCACTTGCTCCTGTAGCTTCATCAAACTTACCTATAAGGTCTTGTACCATTGTACCAACTTCATCAAGGGTTCCAGTCAAAACAGTTAAACCTGCGATTATAAGAAATGCAGGGTTAGCTTTTAAAAAAATGTTAAATAGTTTTGCTGCAGAAGCTGCCATGACAAATGACTTTGTAACCCTCACCAAAGCAAGACCAATTCCTGCTAACTTGGTCACAATCAAAATACTCATAAGAGCTACTAATTCATCTTTGAACCTTTTTACAGCGTTAAAAACAAATCCTAGAGCTTCAGTCAATTTGTCAAAAGCTAATTTTAAGACAAGACCAATTGACCTTGCAGTTTCTAAAGAATTAACTAATAAAACTGAAAAATCTCTTGCAACATCAATTAGAAGGTCTTTCAAACCACCTTCACCAATTTCTGCCATGAAAAATGATGTAGCATCACCCAAGTTTGAAAATGCTCCTGAAAGCGTATCTGCTCTTTTAGTAATCGCATCTGCGAACTTTAATTCACCAACACTTCTTACAAAACCAAGCACTCCTTCTGCTGATTTATCAACTGTGTCTGTTATATCGCCAAAAGCTAAAGTAATTTTATCGCCTTCAGTTTTACCAGTGAATCCTAACATCTGTAGAGATTCAATAGATGTTGTACCTGCTTTAAATATAGCAGCAGATATTTGGTCAATGCTGACACCCTGTGCTGCAGCTACATTACCTATTCCTCTTAAATCAGCTTCTGTCGCTTTGATGCCTATTCTTCTAAATTCAATGAAAGCTCTCGTTACTTCATCAATCTGGAATGTTGTTGTAGCTGTGAATTTTTTAATCATATCCAAAGCAGTAGCAGTTTCTAAAGCGTTTCCAGTGTTAGCTTGTAAAGTAGCTTCCAAATCTTCAAACATCTGGGTTGTTCTTACTACTTCACTGGCGATTCTGCCAAAACCTATGACTGCAAAAATCTTTGCTAGGTTGCCGAAATTCAAGACAGACGAAGCTGCCATTTTGTTTGTATTTTTAAGTCTAGTGTTTACACTTTCTAAACCTTTACGCAGATTTGCTGTTTCTGCCTTTATTTCAATAAGAAGTGTATCTACAGGAGTTGCCATTAGTCTGGATATAACTCCATAAGTTCATGTAATTCTGATTTAGTTAGTGGTTGTGATTTCTTACTATCACTGTTGAACTCAGTGAAACCACTGATTGCTGCGTATATTTCTTTTGGACTACTGTTCCAAAAATCTTTGGGTCTCATACCTATCATTCCTAAACAAATTTCCATGTATCTCTTGATAGGTAGTTTATCTACTTTCCCTCTTGCGCTTGACCCCCTGATTCTTCGCCTGAATCATCAGATAGTGTTGATGCCAACAAATTTGCAACGACTTTTGTTGTTTCAACTACTCCTACGTCTTGAATGATTTTATTTACATCGGTTTGCTGTAAATTATTACCGCCACCACGTAACGCAGGTAAAAGGATTACAGATAGGTCACGTAAACGTATTTTGCCTTCTGCCATTTCTTGTGCAACTGTTATTACACCTTTATCTAATACATCTTCAATCTGCATTAGCGAATCAATTGTCAATCTTGCGTTATATTCTTTTTTGCCTAGATTAACCTTTATCTGACCCTTGAGAGGATTTGCCATTTGACTGCTCCGATTGAGAACTACCCTTTGGTAATTCAATGTTTATGTAAGTTAAATCATCTCTTTCATCGTAAAAAGAATCAGAGATTTCATAAGACTTACCTTTCCAACTAAAAGAATTTTCTTTCCCTAGTTTGCCTCTAAAACTAATTTCTCTTCGGTCATTGATAACTGCTTCTATTTCTTTGTTACCAATTTTTATTTTTTCAATTTCTATCATTATGCTGCCGAGAATGTAACTGCTCCTGACGATTCTAGTGTCACGGAGTAAGTAGCTTCTCCATTGAACTCACCTGCAAATTCCAAACTTGTTATTTGGAAAGTTCCTGCAAATATACCTAAATCTGGAACAATAAAACTATATGATGTAAATGTTGAACCACCAAAGTCTGTTCTTAGTTGTTGTTCTGCTGAAGTGTCTGTAAAGACACCAGAGCCAGAAATAGTCATTGATTGAACACCACCTTGTGGCAACATTGTTCTATTATTACTTGAATCCTTGTTGGTAATATCTACCATTTCATCATTCAGAGTAATTGAGCTTGAACGTAAGCCACCAATAGTAGTTAATGAGCCAGAAACAGTGGTCTTTATCAAAACTGCGCTTCCTTTTTGTGCTGCCATAATTTCTCCTAAATTATCCTAATATTATTGCACGGAATCGCATGATGCCATGTCTTGTTACACCATCTGGGTCTCTAAGTATATCAGAAAACTCAAATCTAAGATTTATTAGATTAAATCCTGAAACACTTAAACTATGATTGTGCATCAAATCATGTATTCTGTCCATAATTTGTTTACATTCTTTTGCTCCATTGTATTCAGACCAAACATGAAAAGTCAAAGTATGCTCTCCGCCATCAACGTCTTTTGTGCTGTAATCAACACTTGTGCCATATCCTAAAGAGACATACGGCACTGCTTGTCCTTCTGGGACCTCATCAAAAACACCTGCTCCAAGAGTAGATGTCAAAGTTGAATCGCTACTAAGGCGGGAGTAAACTGCTTCTTGTAATGCAAAATGTCCAACACTCATTTTTTCAACAGATTTTCATTTTTAAATTTTTGCTTAATAGCGGCTTTATTTTTTTCTAAAGCGGGTTGTAGGAAAGGTCTCTCACCCATGTTTCTTGTGCCAAATTCTAAAAACTTAGAATAATTAGCTTTTGATAAAACTTTTGAAGCCATTGTTTTTCCTTTTTTTGCAAATTGGTGTGTGATATTTGAGACAAGAAATCCTGTATCTGTTGCAGGGGCTTGACCCTCTGCAGATGCTTGATGCACGACATTACCTCTTCTATAGGTTTTACCTGTTTTGGGTCCTCTCTGTATTGATTCTT